TTGCATACTCTTCGAGTGGCACACCTAATTTTTTAGCTATTGCTACCTGTGAAGATGTGAGTCTCACAGTTTTGCGTCCTGGTTTTACACTTCTATTTGCAGAAGCAACTGACTGAACAGGTTTAGACGTATTTGTTTCAGTATTACCAAATTTATGAGGAAAGTCAACTTGTATTCTTTTATTTATTTCTTCATAATATTCAGTTGATTTTGGGTCATAACCCTCATTATCTACTAAATCTTTGTGTATTTCAAAAGCAGTGAATGTCATTGCTCTATCTTTACCAAACCAACTGTTTTTAGCAGCCCAAGACTCTGCTTGAGGGTCGGGTGTAGGTAACGCAGTAGGTGTTTGTCTTTGGTAATTTGTATCTTGAGACAAATCTGCTTTTGGTTCTTGTTCTACTTTATTATCTTTTAAAACATTTAATCTTGCCGCATCAATTGATAGTGTAGCAATTTTTTTATTTGCTTCTACCTGTGCCGCAGCGTCTCCTGTTTCGATAGCCGTTGCAAGTTCTTTTTGCGCTGACTCCATTCCAGTAGTAACTCTAGAATCAAATTGTTTTACATAATCACTATTAATTTGTTGATATTTAGATTCTGCAAATTTTCTTTTTTGATCTACAGCTTTAGCGTATTCAGTAGCAGCTTCTTCTCTTCTTTCTGCTTCTCTCATTTTACGAGTTAATTTTGCAATACGAGATTGTACGCCTTTACTATATTCTTCTAGTTTTTCGTCTTCTTTTGTTTCACTTGTTTGAACATCCGGTTGCTCACTAGGTTTCTCAAGTGAGTTTTCAGGTTTAACAGTTTCCTCAATAGTTTCTTCATTTGTGTTTTCTTTTTCTGTTGGTACTTGTTTTACATTTTCCTCTGGCAAATTAACTTCGGTCTCTGGACCTGAAGTATCTATATCTACCATCGGTTCGTCATGTTTTATTTTATTTGCTTCTGGCATAGTTCCTTCCTATGTTAGTATTTGTGCAGGATATCTTTTGGATCCTGAACGGTTGCTAAAACTTCATCTTCATTTAGAAGACGTACTTCTCCACCATCAATTTCTATACGTGACCCTGCATAACGAGCAAAGACCACCCAATCACCAACCTTGCACCACGGACCATTTGGATATCTCTCTTTATCCGCATAACAAGAATCTCCCATCGAAAGTACGCTTCCGCACTGTGATGCTACTTGTTGTCTGTCTATAGTTTCATTTCCTAGTAAGATTCCGCCTTTTGTTTTTTCATCCATTCGAAATGGTAAAACAAGCATTCTCCAACCAGTAGGTTTTGGTAATTTTGTTGTTTCTTTTGTAACTTCTTTTTTTGGTTCTTCTGATTTTTTTACACCAACCAAATTTTTATTTGGTAGTTTTATTTTTGAGTTTGTGATCCCCAATATCGATGACTGTTCCTTCATTTTGCTCCTTATTATCTAGCAGGTTAGAGATTTCCTGTTTAGTTGCCTCGAGGGCATTAATTTGTCCTAATATATACTTGTAATTTTCCATAGTGTCAACCCCAGTTGTTACAAGCATTGTTAAGCTGTCCAATTTATTTTTTATTATTTTTAATAGTCTTTCTAATTCCATATTAACAATCCCACTTTCTTAATGATTTATTTATTCTGCTATTAGGATCTCTTGCTGTTTTAGCAGATGTTAATTTCTTTTTCATGCCTGACATTCTTGCACAAAATGATTTACGTCTAGAACTTGTTTTAGATTTAGTTGGTGCCTTTAGAGTGCCGCCTTTATAACTTGCGCGTCCTTTAGCATTTAAACCACCAGAGGGTGATTTACCTTCTTTTCTAGTCCAAGCTGCACTAGCCATTATATTTTTTTAGCTGTTTTAGCTGCTCTTTTAAAATTAGATGCAGTTGGTGCACCTTTAGCTCCAGGTTTTCTCATTTTTTCGCCTGATCCTGCTGCTATTCTTTTTTTCTTTGCGTGTATGTTTGCGTATAGTCCTGGTTTAGACATTATTTTACTTTGCCTCCCTTTTTCATAAATCCCATGTTATTTCTTACCTTTGTTGGTAATTTTGAAAGTCCTGGATTTTTTTTCTTGTTAACTGGTTTTAAAGTTTTACCGCCACCTTCATACATAGGTCGCATCATACCGCCACCCATTTTATTTTGTCTATAGTTTTTCATTATCTTCCTACCTTTTTCATTGCTTGGTTATGTGATTTTTTAAATGTACTACCTTCTATCATATCTTTTTTCATTTTAAACATATGTTTTGCAGTGTGGTGCACACTGTGTTTTTTTAACATTTTTTTTTCTTTTTTATCAATCATTATTTTTTCTCTTTATTATTTCTAAATATTTGTGTACCCTTTATACCAAAAATACTTGCACATACAAGTATCCATAAATTAGTAAACCATGTCGGCAGTGCCTGAAAATGCTCAAAGAACACTTTTATCTTCTCCATAGCCTGCGGATCGTCTGACCACACCCCATATGCGAGCACAATTATCGGGAGCGTTAAAATCGCTAAAACGACCTCATCTTTGTAATCGTTTTGCCGGGCTTCTAAAAGTTTGCCACTGTATTCCAAATCTCCACGCGCCATTTTAGAGGCGTGTTGAGCTTGCGCATCAGCCATTAACATTTGAGTTTCTTTTTTCTTTTTATAAATGTGTGTNCCGGCGTTTAAAGCTAATTTAATAGCACCTANCCACATATTAAACCCAAGTTACTGGTTTTTGTTTTCTAGCNGCNCNAGAACCTTTAACAGAGTTAGTATTGCCAACAGCTAATNTAGATTTTCCTCTAAAACTAGTTGCTGATCTTGGATCAGTAATAACTTTAGAATCTTCCATTTTAACTGNTTTGCTTTTTTTATAGTTTTGCATATTATTTACCTTTTACCCTTTTGGTTTCATGTTGGCAAGTATTAATCTGTTTTCATTTGCCATTTCTTGTTTTTCAATTGAAGTATCAGCTCTTAAATCTGCTAATTCTTCGTTTTGTTCAAGTTTTTTATCAGTAGAAACTTGATCTTGAACTAGTTTCGCTCTTTCAAGTTCTTCTCTTGCTTTCATTTCTTTATTTTTACGATCATTTTCCATTGCTTTAAGATCAACTTCTCTTGATTTTAATTTTAATAAAGGATCAGAATCATATTGAGATGTAATTCTCTTCTCTTCCTTCATAAATTCTTCTGTCATCTCAGCAATTAGAACTGCTTTTCTTGCTTCTATCTTCATAGAAAATTGTTGAGTTTCCATTTGCATTTGTTGTTGCATTTGTGGATTCATTTGTCCTTGTTGTTGCATCATTTGTGTTTTTTGTTGCATTTGTTGAATCTGTTCTGCAAATTCCATTTCAACTTGTTCTTGTCCCATTAAAGAAATGTGTTCTAGACAATTCTTTTGTATAGCGACCATGACTGGTGGATTATTTCTAACCAAATTAGTTTCCATAAAGTTTAAGTGAGCAGTCATATGAGCCTGATGATCTTGGTTTCTGAACGCTTGAAAAGATTTTTGAGTTAGTGCATCAATATGTTCTAATGCTGGATCTTTAGGTTCTGTTGGTGCAGGAGGAGGTAAGATTTTATCTATATCTTTTATTCCTAATGCTTCATACATTTTTCTATAAATTACATACATGTCATGTAATTGTGGATTTGATGTTGCTAATTGTAATTCTGTTTGGGCAATTGTAATTCTTTGTGACATAGAGAAAATATTAGGATCAGCAATGGAATAATATCTATTCTGTCGTCAAAATCTGTTAATTTAATATTTCTCTCTCCACCAACAACATCATATGGATATTCTGGTGGTAAATATGTTTTAAATACTTTTGCTAGTGTTTTAAATTCTTGTCTTAGTGAAGAATATAATCTTTTGTGAATTGCAGACATTACACGTGAACCACGTTCCAATAATGCGACAGTTGTTCCAACTGCAGCACCTTGGTTACCATCGCCCACAGACATATCTGCGATACCCGCAAATCTTTGACCTGCTTGTACAACAATTCCCATTAATGATAATAATGTTTGAGAAGGTTCTTTGTAAGGTAAAGGAAAAAAAGCATCTCTTAAATTTCCACCCGGAGCATCTACATCTTTAAATTCTCCTGGTTGAATTGCTTTTGCTTCATCTTTTATTCTTATTCCTCTTTGCTTGAATCCTGCCGGCAGATTAGATAGCGTTCCCGCATCCAAGAGCTGTCTTAAAGCAGAGGTCGCCGTACGAGATAATCCACCAATCATGTGAATTAGACCAAAACCGTAGAACCCCAAACCTGGTAAAAATTTAAAATGTACAAAATAATTTATTTTTTGTTTTTTAGGATCGTTTTGTTCGAAGTTTCTTTTAATAGATAAAACTTCTCTTGATCCTTCATCAATTGTTACAATGTAAGGAAGTCTAATTCCAGTTGGTTCCCCGTCTTGTCCTATGTCTTCAAAACCTTCAATATCTAAATTAATATGACACTCTAGTAAAGTATACATATTTTCTGTTTTGCCTGCTTTTCTTGTGCCTTCTAACTCTCGTTCTTTTTTACTTACTTTGTCTTCACCATCTTCTGGTGGAGTTAATTCTACATCTCTATAAAAACCATTTACTTGTTGTTTACGTAAATCGTTTTCTGAAATTTTAACTACGTGAATAATTGCTTCTGCATCTTCTAATGAAGTTGCCGAATAAGGAACTACTAAATCATCCGCGGGAACAAACTTAGATACCGCTCTTTCTAGTAAATCGTCATAATAAATTTTTTTAAATGTTGAACCCGCTAATGGTAAATGAAATAACATTTGATCAAATTCAGGTTCATACTCTTTCATGATATCCATAATTTGATAATTCATAAAATCTTTTACTCTTTGAGACTGTTGTTCTTTGGGTTGATCCGATACACCTAAAATTTGTGTTCTAACAGGTCCTTCAGCCGGTAATAATTCTTTATAAGCTCCTGCTTGAAACTGTGTTACCGCTTCTGCAAGAACTGGGTGAGTTGCACCGGATGCTCCTTGAAATGGTTCTGATCTATTGTCATATTTAAAACCTAAAAGATCTAAACCTTTTGTATAACTATTTTCCCAATCTTTTCTTGATTGTTTGTAATCCATGTAATTAGATTGCATTTCAGAGCCAATAGGTTCTAAAATATCGTCCGGTAATAGTTCTGCTAAATTATCAAAGTGCTGTTCTGTTCCAGGAATTTTTGTTGTGCCGGGTTCAAAATTTAATTCAACTCCACCATCGTCTAATGGTGTAACATCAAAAGGCATATCAGAAGGAGTACCTTGATCTATTAAATCAACTTCTAATTCTGGTCTTTCAATTTCAACTTTGTTTGTATTGGGTAGAGCTTTGTCTATATCTGCCATTTATTTTTTTCTGTTTATTTATTTTAACTTGTTTTAATGGAACTTTCAACCCTTGTGAGCTAGGACCTTTTAAAGGAGGAATTGTTCTTGTCAACCTTTTAATCATTTATCATATCCGAACATTTCTACGTTTGAATCAATTTCTTCTATTTCATCTGCAATTTTTTCAAGTTGCTTATGGTAATCATCATCAACGTAAAAGTCCACATCTTCTCCACCTTCTTTTGTTGGATATGCTGTTGCTTCTTCATACTCATCTGCGCTTTTAACCACTTTTTGTGTTTCAAAACCTTCGTTTACCACAACATCTTCACCCTTGTTAACTTCCATTTCTATTTTGTTATAAGAGGGTTCTCCAGTTACGGAACCTGTTTCAAATTCTTTTCCAATTCTAAAACTACCGTCGTTAGGTGAAGTATTATGGTATAGTGTAACACCTTTATATGTATAAACTTCTTGTCCATCTAAAAAAGCACTAGATGAAGGTTGTAATTGTCCTCTAAGTCTAATTACGTTTTTAAGATTATATAAGTATTGCGGAACACCGTCTGCAGTTTTAGCAACGCTTGTAACCGCCTCTGCAGTTTTAGCAATTTTAGGTAATTCTCCTGCTATACCTAACATTTTAGCAAGAGCAATTGTACCAACCGCACCAGTTGCTGTTAGAAAGTCTCTTCTAGTCATTCCTTTAGCTGCAGCCATTTTATCTATTTCCTTCTCCATTATTTTTGCTGTTTCTTTGTTTGCTTTTAATCCCTTCGAACTTGCAAAAGCTTTTAACAATTTTAAACCTGGAAATATTGGTGCAACTAATTCTGCACCTAATGCAACTGTTTCTCCAACTTTAACTGGCATAGAAGAACTACCTCGTTCTATCATTTTCTTTTTTTCTTCATTAATTAATGTGTCAAGACCTACAAGTTTTTCTGTTGAGGTTGGTGTTATGTTTTCTAAGAAATTTTTAAATATTGCACCACCAACAAATTTTGCACCTGATTGTGTTTCACTTGGTACTTCCGTATCATCAACCATGTTAGCATAGTTTTCTGTTCTCTCATAAGATGATGGTGTTTTAAACATTGGTTTCTGTAATACATCAGAAATTAAGTTACCTGTTGCAGGTAATATTCTTGCACCAAACTCACCGACTCTTAATGCGGCCTGTCCAGCCATATCAGCGTAGTAAGGAAGGTTTCTTGGATCAAATAAATCTGCAACTTGTGCAATTTTAGATTTACTATCATCAAATGTAGTAGGTGTGTCGTCAATAGTTACATCATCAATGTTATTAAAGTTAAATTCTAATTTGTTTAAAAAATCATTGCCCTCAGGTTCATTGGGTCCTCTTGGTGAACCATTTGCAAAGTTAATTCGGCCGCCGTCTGCAAGACTTTGGCTCATGGCTTTTGATACAGAATTATCCATGTCTCTTCCTAGAAAAGTTGGTTCACCTCTAAGTAATTCTTCATATTCATCTATTACAGATAAATCCACTCCTTTTGCTTCCATAAATTTATCTTCTGCTGCATCAATCTCAGCTTTAGATGCTGAAATTTCCGTATCATCTACATCAGTTAAACTAGGTAAAATTGTAGTATCAAATTCTATTTTTGCTGCTCTAGCTTTTTTTACTTCTTCTGGTATTTCTTCTGCTTTTTCTTTTAAATAATCTTGTGCAAAAGTAGCTTCATAAGGTGTTTCAAATTTTGCATCCTCACCTTGTAGTTTATCAATACCATACTTTCCAGCTCCAATTGCAAGAGCCGGTAAATTTGCTAATCCTTCAAAAAATCTTTGGACCATGTAACTTGTTGATTGTTTTCCTGAAAGTCCTTTACCTGTTGCTTCTGAAAAATCAAATGCAGCAAACATAGGGTCTAAAACTACAGCTGCTTTTCCAGCACTTCTTAAAAATTTACCCCCCACTTTCATAACTTTATCTAATGGAATTTTTAAATCATCGGCAATAGTTGTCAATATAGAATCAATCGGTATTCCAGAATTAAGTCTGTTTGTTAAAGATACTTTCTTTTTTTGTAAATATTCATCTTTAAAAACAGTATCTCTAGTTTTTTTTCCTAAATTTCTAAAAACCATGCGATCAGTAAACTTAACCATATCTTTTTTAAATTTATCGAAAGATATTTTTGGTCCTATTATTTTTCCAGATTCATCTACCGTTTGAACTCCTGATTTAAACGCTTCTGGAGCAGACTTAATTCTTTTAGCATCTTGATTTTGTTTCCATGTAACGTTAGCTATTTTAAGAGGATTTTTGGTTACATTTTCAATATGATGTCTATGAATAGGTCTATAAAAACCCATTTNTTCAAGAGCTTGTAAAAGCGTAGTTTTTTCTTTACTGATAGGATTAATATATTCAATCTTTTTTAAAAAATTTGATTCTTCAAAAACTTTTGCGTAATTTATAAAACGAGAATCTTTGTTTTTAATAAAATTATTTATTGTTTTTTCAGTTAAAAGATCCCCTGTTTTTTTGTCAATAATTTTAAGGTCTCTATATAAATTAGCTTTTCCATTTTTATCAAATTTAAAATCTTCTCCTCCCGCGTCAATATATCTTACGATATCCCTTAATATATTTTGAGAAACGTTTGATCCACCAGGTCTGGGTAGAAAAGTTCCTGGAGTTATTAATTCTCTTTTTAAATTAAACCCTTTAGGACCTCTAGCAAAGTTAGAAAAAGTCCTAACAGAGTCTTTGGATAAATTAGGTAAATAAACTTGTAATTTTTTAATATGGCTTGAAAGTGACTCTGCATTAGGATTGGGAGGTCTAGGTTTTGACATATAGTCTTCCATAATTTTTTTAATTGCATTTTTAGTTTCTTTATTTGCAAAAGATATGCTTTGAATTTTACCCCCCTTTTTTACAATTCCAGTTTTGTCTGGAGCTAAATTTCCAGGTGATTTTATTAATTTTTTAAATTGAGGTTCTTTTAAAATTTTTGCTATAACGTGTCCATCAACTTTAAATTTTCGTTCTAAATCCATATTAGATTCAAATCTAAAATCTTTATTTTTTATTTTTTTAATTAAATATTTTTTAAGCTTTTTTACATTTGAAGCGTCACCATATAAATCAGATCTAAATCCGCCTCCTACTCCTCCTGGTGATCCGTTGCTAAACTCAATCCTCCCGCCGATCGCTGCTGGTTGTCTTGGGTTTCGTATTTCAAATTCTTTAAATGGATCTTGTATTGGTGGTAAATCAGATGCAGGAAACAGGGTTCCTGGACCATGCTTCTCGTTTATTGATTTAATGATCTCGTCTGTCTCTGCACTAGCAAAATATTTCTCACCTAACTTTGGTGTTTCCACATCGTCTAATTGATCAGTTACTGGGTTGTATAAATATTTCATCTTTTTAAACCTATTATACCACCTTGAGCCATTCTGTCATTAGGGTCTCGTCCATAACCACTTCTACCAAAACCTGTTCTAGTATTGCCTTGACTAGGATCTGTACGAGTTGGTCTGTCGTCTCTATTAATAGTTTGAATTGTTGTTGGAGTTGACACTACAGTAGGTGTTGGTTTAGTTTGAATATCTGCATATTTTCTTGCGTCTTTTTTAATTTTAGAAGGAATATTTTTATTATTATAAATATAATTAGCAAAATTTTTGTTAGCTTTTAATTTATCTATTTGAGATATTTTTCCAAGATTTATGTTTACAGGAATTCCTGTTTGATCCCAATTTTTCCTCATATTAAAAAAAGCTTTAGATTCCCCTGGGTAAAATGATTGACTGTTAGGTGCAACTTCCATACCTTGGTGTCCATATAAACCAGCTAAAATTCTAGAAAATTTAGACGCAGTGATTTGTTTTTTTTTATATGCATCAAATACAGATTTAATTGTTTCATCTCTAGATTGGTATATAGGTTCTGATTGTGTTTCTAGAAAACCTGAATTAGGCATAGGGTCATTTTTTTTTACAACATCTCCAACAACATTTGTTGGAGGTAAAAAAGGAAGTCCTAGTTCTCCTTTATATCTTGGATTTCCCAAGTTCGAAGTATCTACACGGGAACCTTTTCCTAAATCTGCTCCCTCTCCTGCTCCATAAAGATATTCCGAACCTCCTCCAAGAGTAGAAAAATCGTGTTTGTCAATTGCGGATACAGTACCATCTGGGTTTTCTTTATAAACATAAGTTCCTAAAGTTGCATCAATATCTACTTTAGGGTCATTAAAAATTCCTGACATAGAAATAGGAGAAGATTGATCATACCCCACAACTTTATTTTTATCTTGAAAAGTATCATAAAATTCATTTTTTGATGGATCATCTTCATTAACAACATCAGGCTTGTATTTCATACTTCTTAGTGCCATCTGTGCTGCAGTTCTTCTTTTAATTTCTTCTAATTGATTATCATTAAAAAAAGTTTCATCAATGGGAGTTGTTGATCCAGCAAGGCTTTTAGCAAAGGCTCTTCCTGAAGAAGGTAAAAAAGTTAAATTATTTGCCAACGCGTCTACAATGCCTACATTATTTCGTAATAGATTTACGCCGCGCTCTGCGTTTTTTGGTGTTAAAAATGAATCAAATAGTCCACCAGAACCATTTCCATAATTTATTCTACCCCCCTTAGCTAAACTGATTATACCACCTTCAGCAAAATCAAAATCATCGTTATCAGTTAAATCTTTTAATTCTTTAATTTCTTCATCGGTTAATTTTCTCTCGGGTTGTTCTTGTACTTTAAACTCTATATCTTCTTTTCTAAATTTTTTCTCTAACCCTTCTAATTCAAATATTTCATCTTCACTAATTAATCTAGTGTCACCACTTCCCTCTGCTTCTTCAAGTCTTTGTCTTAAAAAATTCATTCTAGATCTAGTAACAGAACCTGCTTCAGGATCTAGTTTACCTGTTTTATACATGTCAAACATTTCTGCTTCATATTGTTTCTGTTCTTTTATAATTCTGTTTGCGTCACCAACCGTGCCATCAAAATTATAAGCTTCCAAATTGTCACCACCTATTTCCTCTACAAAATCTTCATACTCATCATCAGTCATTTGTCTTTTGTTTTCATCAACAGGTTTAACTTTTTTCTTTTTAGGAAATTTAAGTAGATCAGCTTTGTCTTTAGGATATGTTAAATCAGATAAATCACCAAAAGGATC